ACACGATCTTCTCAACGGGATAGATGTTTTATATCAGCCAATTAAAAATTTAAGCACTATATACCTACAGTATAACCCAGAGAATATTCTCAAACTTCAAGATACAACTCAGTCATACTTTAAAAACTTTCCAATTCAATATTCAGATAAGATACCGAATGTTGGTACTGGAAAGAACGGTGAAACGGTTTATATAGAGACAGGGACTGGAGACCTTATTATTAATGTTGTAAACCTTGCAAAAGGTGAGCAGGTAGAGGTTCAAATTCTAACACAGGGAAGTGTATTTGATGATACAATATATGGTGGAGCGTAAAAATGATAACTGAATTTGGTAAAGGGATAATAGGCAAGGATCTAATTGGTCAGGCACCAGCGTACGCCTCATATATTGCCATTGGCTGCGGACCAACACCACTCCAGGCCAATTCGCCAGACATTGATTATTCTGCTAAGAAAACGCTTGATATGGAAATGTTTAGAGTTCCAGTAATATCAAGAGGGTATGTAAACGATAACGGAGTTAACAAGGTAGTCCTAACAGCAGAACTACCAACAGAGGAAAGGTATGAAATATCAGAGATAGGTCTATACTCTGCAGGATCAAATCCATCAGCATCTGTAAATGACAGCAGAACAATATTTGCATTTGATGATTCTAAAGAGTGGGTTATTGGTTCTGGAACAGAAATTCCTACAATATCTACTCCACTAGATGCAGGAGATAATGGAGTTGATGATCTTGGTACAGATGAAATATCTGTGACGCATCCAGTATTTAAAACAAATGCAGACAACAGAGCATTTGCAAATGTCAAAAGAGTTGAAAGATACGAAAGATGTAGATTTTTAAATAGAATGATTGTTGTTCGTGGAAATCATTCAACACTGTCAGTAGTTAATTCTGATGGGGTTAATCATCTCAACCCAACATCAGGATCATATATATCTTTAAGTGGAGAATCATTTAATTTTACTCAAAATGCACCAACTGATGAACTTAAACTTGCTTTTTCTGTTATAAATAAAATTCCTGGAACAGCCCAGGTTCCTGCAACAGTTCCAGACAAGGTTAGAATTCTAATAGATTTTTCTTCGTCTGCAACATTTGGCTCTGGGGAGTGGGCAAGGCTTGAAGTTATTTTGGATAATTATGACTTTGAAGATAATAGATACATTGTAATAACAAGGCAGTTGCAAGAACTTCACAAGAGCACCCCTGGATTTTCTTGGAATTCTGTAAACAATGTAAGAATATATACATCAGTATTGAAAAATGATATTATATCTCCAGACTTTTATGTTTCATATGATGCACTAAGGTTGGAAAATAAGAATGAGTCAAACCCTTTGTACGGAATGACTGGGTACACTGTAATTAAAAATACTAATGCTAAAACAATTGTCAAGCAAGCAAACAAAACAAGTTATGTTGAATTTAGATTTGCTATGGATGTAGGATAATGGAAAACCCAAACTTATTAATAAAAAAAGTAACTATTCCAGCAGCAGATCTTCCAGATCTTATAGATGGAGCAACTAAGTATGTGGTTAGATTTAGATTTGTTTCTGATGACAAAAATAGAGTATCACACTGGTCTCCATCTCAGGAAGTTGATCCCAATAATCCAGCCTGACAAGGCTGTCTTAGTGGTATAATAGAATAACTATGCCAAATATTCCACCGCTGCCCGAACGAGGCCAACCACTTGATGTTTCATATATCTACAAAATTGTTGAGGCATTAACAGAAATTAATAATGCTATTACTGTTTCAACTGGAAAAACAATAACCATTGATACGATAGCAAGCGGTCCACAAAGTGGCAAGACTTCTGACGCCAAGATTATTGGTGGATACAAAGAAGTTGTTAGCGGTACAAGTGTAACTGTTGGAGAAGAAAAATCTTTTGACTATTCATTCTCTGATTATAAATATCCACCTATTGTGACAGTAACAGCAGTAAATATTAGCGGATCGGATGCAGGAAAAAATGTGTCTATTGTTTTAAAACCAGTTACAACCAATAAGGTTGAAGGTGTTATTAGATTTAATTCTGCAGGAAATGCTACTGTAGGAATTAATCTTTTGATAATTGGTATACCTAATTAATGCTAAAATGTAATAAATGTAATGGAAGAATGTTTATTGATAGAATTTATAATTCTCCAATGCATATGGAAACATATTGCATTCTGTGCGGTAACAGAAAATTTTTTAATCCACCAGAAAGTTCTGAAGAGGGAAGATGGCTACTAAAAAAGGAACAACTGAAAGCGAAGGCTACAATCTCGCCTCTGTAATACCTGGAAACAAAAAGGTTTGGTTTCTTAATGGTGACTTGGTTAGAGTCCATCACTTTAATAAATCTAATGGAATAATGTCTGTTTATAATATTACAAAAGATCAAATTGAAAGTTGTTTAGTTAGTGATTTTAAAAAGAAAAGAGAAAGAGCATACACAGTAGGTCAGACTGCTGATTTAGTTAATCGTCATAAAAAATATATGCCATCACTAATGAAACGAGGAGTCATTCCATTTCCGACGGGATCTCAAAAAGGTGGAGCAAGAGGTTTTCAAGTAAGATCATATTACTCAGAATCGCAAGTAAGAGAGATTCGTGATATACTTGCTACGCACCACATTGGTAGACCAAGAAAAGATAATTTAATTACAAATGACATTACCCCAACTAAACAAGAGTTGACACGCAGAATGGGGGATGGTATACTTACATATACGAAGACAGAAGATGGACGGTTTGTTCCAATTTGGAATGAATCTATTTAACGAAGGGTATGAAATGGAAAACGATTTAACTAAAGTATCTGTAACACTTGGGTACACATTAAACCTTGGAAATTTTCAATCACTAAGGCTTGATCTTGGCGTTGTTGATTCTAAGCGTGATGGAGAAAATACCGATCAGGCTTTTGAGCGAGTTTATAAGTTTGTTGAGCAAAAACTTACAGATAAAATTAAAGAGGCGCAGTCTGAGGCAGACGAAGCATAATGGCTGAACGCAAAGACCGAATGGCTTTGCTTTCAAGATACGCCAAGTATCACACTGCAAGGTATGAGTCAAAGCCATCACTTAATCTCAATGTAGAGCAATGGTCTGCAGATGGACTTATAGAGTCCTACGGCATTTCTGGTTGCTACGACATCCTTGAGTATTATTTTAAGGTAGCAGAAACTCCATCTTGGAATTATTTTGCATACAACGCAGAAAAAATTTTACAGGCACAAAAAGATAGAATAAAAGATGATAGAGAAAGAGAAGAGCGTAGACAGATGGCAAAGGAGTGGCTAAGTGAATAACACAGAAAGCAAACTTTTATCCGCAGTTCTTCAAGATAAACAAATACATGTTCTTTTGCAAAACAATATAGACTCTCTACTAAGAACCCATACAGATATTTGGAACTTTATTAGACTGTACTCAGAGCAAAATGCAGCACTTCCTCCACCATCTTGCAGAATTACAAACAGAATATTTAAATGACAGCCTAAAAGATATTCTTAGATCTGCAGCAGCAGATGTTCAAGGTGGAAACGGTAATGTTGCACTAGAAAACCTTATTACTAAAACTTCAGAATTAAAAAAGAACACAGCCACAATTCGTGATATTGATGTAACAGATCTAGAGTCTGCGATTGCTTACTTTGAAAATGTAAAGAAGCAACAAGCCCTAGGTCACATTGGTATCAAGACTGGCTTGCCAGGATTTGATAACTACCTACCCTCTGGAATCATGCCAGGGCAGTTGGGAGTCTTCTTGGCATACCCAGGTATCGGAAAGTCGTGGTTGGCTCTCTATTTCGCTGTACAGGCCTGGAAACAGGGTCGTAGTCCACTGGTCATAAGTCTTGAGATGAGCGAAACTGAAGTCCGTAATCGTGTCTTTACTATTATGGGTGAGGGCCGTTGGTCACACAGAAAATTAAGCAACGGAGAGATAGAGTTAGACATGCTTAAGGAATGGCATGAAAAGAATTTACAAGGCAAGCCAGAGTTTCATATTATCTCAAACGATCAGGGTGGAGAAATCAACCCCTCTGTTCTTCGTGGAAAGATTGATCAGTACAAGCCAGACTTTGTAATCGTTGACTACCTTCAGTTGATGGCTCCTAATCAGAAGTCAGATAATGAAACGGTACGAATGAAGAACCTTTCACGAGAACTTAAACTAATGGCTATTGGTGAAGAGGTTCCTATCATTGCTATCTCATCTGCTACACCAGATGATGCTAATGACCTCTCTACGGTACCTACACTGGGTCAAACAGCATGGTCTAGACAGATTGCCTATGATGCTGACTGGGTGCTTGCATTGGGTCGTGGCAATAATAGTGATATTATTGAATGCGCTTTTAGAAAGAATCGTAATGGTTTTATGGGAGACTTTTTGGTTCAGTGTGACTTTGACAAGGGTTACTACAGATATAAAGATTTTGAAGATAAGAAGGTATAATATAATGTGGAAAATTTTCATCACAGAACGATCAAGAAGTTTAATCTCAGTGGAGTCATCCATGATGATTCTGTCATTGAAAGACTTAAAGGAGAGTACATAAGGCTTCTTGTATCGGAGATGAAGTTGTCTGGATATGTCCCAAAGTTTGAGATAGAGCCAGATTTTACGCTAGACTTTAATGAAAGAAAAAAGTATTTTGAGTTCGAATTAACAGTATACGGAATATATGTAGGGAAAAGGAAGAGTGAATGGATAAACGGAATATACGGAAACAAAGCAATCTATACGGAAAAGAGCAAGTTAAAAGAGTTCTCTCAGGATCAGGCGTAGATGTTGTATCTGAATTAGAGAATGAGTATATAGTCTATTGTCCATTTCACAATAATACACAGACCCCCGCCGCCGAAGTAAATAAAGAACAGGGAACATTCTTTTGTTTTTCTTGTCACAAAGTGTCAGACCTAGTTGAATTAGTTATGCATACATCTGGAAGATCTTATTTTGAGTGCGTTAGATTTATTAAAAGCAAAGAAAAAGAGATGGATCTTGAAAAGCAAATTAATCAACAATTATATATTAAGCCAGAGTTTGTGGCTTATGATGAACTTATATTAAAAAGACTTTATAACAACCTTCTTACATTTTCAAAAGGTAAAGAATATTTGTCATATAGGAAAATATCACGAAACTCTTGGACCAAGTTTTGTTTGGGGTACTCAGAAAAACAGGACATGGTTACAATACCAGTTCACAGTCCAGACGGAGTACCGATTGGATTTGTAGGAAGATCTGTAGAAGGTAAAGAGTTTAAAAATACTCCAGGATTGCCTAAAAGCAAAACATTGTTTAATCTTCACAGAGTAAAAACATCTGGGAAGGTTTATGTTGTTGAGTCATCATTTGATGCCATAAGATTAGATCAAGTTGGATTTCCAGCAGTAGCAACACTAGGTGCAACAGTGTCAAACGCACAAATAGATTTGCTTCAAAAGTATTTTAATGATATCATTGTCATAGCAGATAACGATGAAGCAGGCGGAAACATGATGAAGAGAATTCTTGAAAGACTTGGATCTCGTGTATCTGTAATAAAACTAAATAAAAAATACAAAGACATAGGTGATATGGATGACGCAGCAATATCTGAACTAGAGTTTAGATTTGACAATTCCATAGAATCTATGCTAAACTAATATAACAAACAAAGGAGAAATAATATGAGCGTAGTAAAGGGACTCAAAAATATTAATGCCCTGCTCGACAAGCCAAAATCAGATGGACCAAAGGTAAAGTGGTTAAAACTTGCAGATGGTCAATCAGCAAAAATCCGATTCATTGAAGAATTAGATGAGGATTCAGCAAACTATAATGAAGGCCGTGGTCTTGCACTCGTTGTAAAAGAACACACTAATCCAAAAGACTATAAGCGCAAGGCTGTAGACACAATGGAATCAGAAGGCCGTGACTGGGCAGAAGAAATGCACCGCAAGGATCCAAAGGCTGGATGGCGAGCAAGACTTCGTTTTTATTGCAATGTTTTAGTAGATGATGGAATTGAAGCACCTTATGTTGCTATCTGGTCTATGGGAATTAGCAAACAGTCAGCATTCAATACAATTCGTGAGTATGCTCTTGAAACAGGAAGCATCTCAAATGTGCAGTGGAAGTTAAAGCGTAATGGTCAGGGAACTGAAACCAACTACACACTTATTCCATCAGCACCAGATAAGGAACCATTCGATTGGAAGGACATTGAGCCTTACCCTCTTGAGTCAGCACTTAAGAAGATTCCTTATGCAGAACAAGAAGCCTTTTATCTAGGCTTTGATACACCTTCTATTACATCGTCAACGAATACTGACTGGTAATAGATGAATTACGTAGGTTTACATGTCCACACCCATTTTAGTTTATTTGATGGGATTGCTACTCCAGAAGAATACGTGAACCGTGCAGTTGAGTTAGGGAT